ACAGGTCGTGCACTTGACCTTTCTGCAGGAGACATTGGCGATGTTGCATTAGAGCGTGGTATCGTTGCTGTAGGCCCAGGAAGTGGAAATGCAGCAGTTGCTGCAAACACAGAACGAGTTTATTCAGCATACCGTGCACTTTCAATTGAAAATGTAACAGTATCTGCAAAGCGCGATGAGGCTTCAATGTTTGAAGTTACATTCCGTCTTCTTCCAGATGACACTTCTGCTTCATATGGCAAGATAGTGGATCGTACCTTTACAACAGCTTCATAAAAACAACTTAATAATACGACTTAGCCCATCTCATAACGAGGTGGGCTTTGTTGTTTTTGTGGTAAACTTAATACATAATGGCAACTAAAATATATAAAACAAAGCGCATCTATTTATTTGACGGTACAGAGATAGAGATAATGCCTCTTAAGATAAAGTATCTAAGAGAGTTTATGGACGTATTTGATACCATCAAAGATACAAAAAATGACGATGAAGCAATGCTAGTTTTACTAGAATGTACAAGAGTAGCCATGAAGCAATACTTTCCAGAAATATCAAAGAATATAGAAGATCTTGAGAATAATATAGATTTGCCAACAGTCCATGAGATATTAGATTTAGCAGGAAACATTAAAATTGGTGAAGACTCAGAAGAAGATGTAAAGACACAAGCACAGAAAGGCGACCCAGGCCCTTCATGGGAAGACTTTGATTTAGCAAAGATAGAGTCTGAAGTATTTTTGCTGGGTATATGGAAAGACTATAATGAGTTAGAAGGGTCACTATCTTTGTCAGAGATAATGGCAATTATATCTAGTAAGAGAGATCTAGACTATCAAGAGAAAAAGTTTTTTGCAGCAATTCAAGGCGTTGATCTGGAAGATTCTGGCAGCAAAGACCGTGGTCAAAAAGAATGGGAAGATTTAAAAGCAAGAGTGTTTAGTGGTGGAGCAACAAATGACAGTAATGATATTCTTGCATTACAAGGACAAAATGCAGTAAAGGCAGGGTTTGGTATTGGAATGGGTCTTGATTATGAAGACACCAGAGACCCAAACCTTATGATATAAAATAAGCATAAAATAAGCGTTATTATGCTATAATTGATCTAAACCTATGGGAGGGATCAACATGGCAACAACTGTGCACGAAGCGCATAAGATCAGTCTAATTGATGGTACAGAAATAACCTTAAGACCACTTAAGATTTCACTTTTACGAAAGTTTATGAAAAAGTTTGAGGGTATTGCAGCAGTAGTAGATGATAACGATAAGTCAATCAACCTACTAATGGAGTGTGTACTAATCGCAATGGAACAATATAAGCCAGAGCTAGCAGGAGACCTTGCTGCACTGGAAGAGATTATTGACTTGCCTACCGTTTATGAAATTGTTGAAACAGCATCAGGAATCAAACTATCTGACGCAGCAACAATTTTTAGCGGTAACGAAGAATAATAACTAAATAAAGAGGTAAAGTGAATGGCTGATGCTCAGTCCAATATTAAAGTAAGTATTGATACTACTGAAGCACTAGCCAGTATCAAAAACTTACAGAGACAGATATCAGCTTTTCACACCTCAATGGCCAAGAGTGGTGCTGCAGCAAATGCAGTCACCTCTGGCATGCAACAGAATTTACTTAATTCTATAAACGCTACTGGCAAGTTCTCTGGCCAGATGAAGACAATACGAACAACCACTGAGTCCTTTACAAACTCTTTAGAAAAAAACAAGTTCTCAATGGGAGAATACTTCCGTTACGCTGGTGGAGCATCCAAGAGCTTTGGAAGACTTTTTAAAACTGAGTTTGACACAATAAACAAGGTAGCAAGAGAAAACGTAAAAGACCTTCAGACTCAGTATATTAAGATGGGTCGTGATGCTAATGGAGCAATGAAGGCAATTGCTGTTAGACCATTAACTCTTGACATGAACAACCTTGCAACAAAGACAATGATTGCTTCTGAAAAGCAAGCATTACTTAATCAACTTTTAAAGCAAGGCTCTACAAATCTTCTAAACTTTGGTAAAAATACACAGTGGGCTGGTCGTCAGCTTATGGTTGGTTTTACCATTCCTTTGATTGCTCTTGGTTCAGCAGCATCAAAAACATTTATGGAGATGGAAACACAGGCAATTCGCTTTAGAAAAGTTTATGGAGACCTATTTACACCAGCATCAGAAACACAAGCAGCATTAGATGGAATCACAGAACTTGGAAGACAATTTACAAAGTACGGAGTTGCAGTTTCTTCTACTGTAGGTCTTGCAGCAGAAGCAGCCGCAGCAGGCTTTAAAGGTCTTGATCTTCAAAGACAAACTGCAGCAGCAACCAGACTTTCTATTTTAGGACAAGTTGATAGTCAAAAAGCACTTGAAACTACCATTGCTTTACAAAATGCTTTCTCAATGTCTTCTGAAGACTTAGCAGGAAATATTGATTTTCTTAACGCTGTAGAAAACCAGACAGTATTATCACTTGACGATGTTGCAACTGCAATTCCAAAAGCATCTCCCGTTATTCAACAGCTTGGTGGAGATGTTAGAGATCTAGCATTCTTTATGACAGCAATGAAAGAAGGAGGAATCAATGCATCAGAAGGCGCTAACGCACTAAAGTCTGGTCTCGCATCTATGATTAACCCAACTGGAAAAGCAGCAGCAATGCTTGAAGGTTTTGGAATTAATATAAAGAAAATTGTTGTAGACAACAAGGGTGACTTAAAAAAGACTGTAACTGATTTTGCAACAGCTTTAAATCAGCTTGATCCACTCAACAGAGCACAAGCTATTGAGCAGATGTTTGGTAAGTTCCAGTTTGCTCGTTTGTCTACATTGTTTGCAAACGTAACAAAAGAAGGAACACAGGCATCTCGTGTACTTGATCTTGCTGGCTCATCAGTACAAGACCTAGCTTCACTATCTGAAAAAGAATTAGGTATGACTTCAGAGTCTGCCATGGTTAAGTTTAAAGCATCTATTGAAAACCTTAAGCTTTCACTTGTTCCGCTTGGAGAAGAATTCCTAAAGGCTGTAACTCCAATTGCTGAATTTGTTTCAAATATTTTAGATAAGTTTAATAATTTAGGTAGTGGAACAAAAAAGATAATTGTTACATTAACTGCTGTAATTGCAGGTTTAGGACCAGTTCTTCTTATGACATTTGGTTTGCTTGCAAACGGAGTTGCCAATATAATTAAGGGCTTTACAGCAATGAAGACCTTGTTTAATAAGGCTGGTCAATCATCTGCAACACTAGGCACTGAAGTCAAATACATGACGGTTGAACAAAGAAATGCAGCAGCAGTTGCAGCATCTCTTGATCAAGTGCACAAAAATTTAGCACAAACATTTACAGCAGAAACCACAGCGGTAAATAAGCTAACTGCAGCATATGCAAGATCCATTGCAGCACAAAGAAGCTTTATGCCTACTGCAGTACCTATGGGCCGTGGACCAATCAAGAAGAGAGCAAAGGGCAAGCCTGCAATCGTTGGCGGTACAGGAAATAAAGATTCAGAACTATCATTACTACAACCTGGAGAAACAGTAATACCAACAGAGATGAGCAAGAAGTATGGTGCTCTAATCAACGGAATGATTGCTGATAATATTCCTGGATATATGTCTGGTAAGTCTTTGGCCTTTGCTCATGCATCTATGCCTTTTGAAAGTAACACTGCTCAGTATGCAGAAGGAATTAAAATAGCTGGACTTGAAAAGTTTTCACAACAATTCCCAGAAATGATTAAGGTTGTATCAAACCTTGTTGCAGAAATACCACAAGCACTTAATGTTAAGATGAAGACTGGCGCTGGAATAGGAGAGTTTGAAAAAGACTATGCTTCAAGAACTGGAAAGTTCCTATCTTCTGGCAAGCTTGGTGGAATTGATTTAGCTAACAAAGATGAGGTTGCTGCATTACAAAGACTTGAAGATGAAATTGGAAAAAGAACAGTTTCAATGGCAAAAGCATCTAAAGATCAACTAGTAACAGATGACTTATTTGCTGTAGCAACAAGAGAAGTAATTGATGAACAATTAAAGCTTAAGGGATCAACAAGAAAAGCTGCACAAGCACTTGATACTGTTTCAAAGCAGGTTGGTCAAGTTCGTGTTAGCGCAACGCAAAAGGGATTAAGAGAAGGACTTGCAAGTGGTAAGTTTAGAAGAACAAGAACAGCAAATCAAACTCAAAACCAAATCATGTTTGATGATGTTAACGTTGGAAGAGAAAGCTCTTCAAAACCTAATTCATTTTATTCTGGCAATCCAACAACACCAAAGGGAAGCTATAGAAACGCAAAAAAGAGTTCTGTTGCAGTTATACAGTCTCAAGCACAACAAGATGCTGCTATTTACAATAGTACAGTAGAAAAAAATACACAAGATGTTTATGTAAAGAGTAGAAAACGTAAAAGTCCACATCCACTTGCATCTCAAGATGGTAGAGATGATGCAGTTGCTTACTCAACTGCTGTTGAAAAATCAATAGCAAGACAAAATAGAAAACTTGCTAAGCAAGGTAGTTCTTCTGTTGGTGGAAATGTTGGCGGTGGATCAACAATATTAGCGGGACCTTCAAGAATGTCAAGAGCAAAGGGTGCAGCAGGTAAGGTTGGATCAAAGTTTGCAGGAAAAGCTGCGGGATTGGGAATGGCAGGATCTGCAGCAATGATGGCAGGATCATTCCTTCCTGGTAAAGCAGGACAGATTGCACAATCAGCAATGCCAGTAGCATTTGGATTACAAGCATTACAAATGGCACTCAAACTTCCTATTCCTCATCTAAAGGCTATTGCTGCTGTTGCGATAGTAACGTATGGTGCATTTAAATTCTTAAACTCTATAAGAGAAAAAGAAAGACTTGCTATTGAAGGTCTTGGAGATGCAGCTTTAATGTCTCAAAAGAAGATAAAAACTCTTGGAGATTTCTTTGGAATAGTTCCTACAAATATTGACTTCCTTTCAAGAGACAATGCCGTTAATAATACTGGAGCAAATACACAGCAGCAAAATGCTATTGATAAATTACAAACAGATGGCAATTTCCAGAAAGAATTTAAGAATGATATTACATCATTAAAGAAGGGCACTGACGCACAAGCCAAATTAGTATTTGATTCTATGGCTATTCAATTACGTGGTTCAGGATTTGCTAAAGAACAGATAGACCTTATCATTAAAGCCCTGCAGGAAGAATCTGGTAAGACTAGCTTTAAATTTGATTTTGCTAATATTGACATGTCTACAGATCAAGGTATTTTGAATTTTGATAAAAACTTTAACGATATATTAAAAAATGTTGATAAAGCTATTACTCAAACAGTTGTATATGGAAGATATCAAAACCAAACCAATGAAATAATTAATCAATTTGGCGAAGGAGCTAGAGAAAACCTTAAACTTGCAGCCGATGCTGCAACAGGATTTATGAATGGTTTAACTGGACAATTAAAAAATGGTACTATTTCTGCAGATCAGTTTGTTCAAGGATTTGCAAGAATAAGCTCTGCCATTGCTGCAATGCCAAAGCCAGAACAACTTTTAGTTTTGGGAGCGATAATTAAGACATTGCCAGCAGAGTTACAAAAAGGTGTTAATGGATTATCAAGCTTTAATGATAAGATGTTAGTTATAAGAGCACAAGCAGTTGGACTAACAACAGACCTGACAAAGGTTATAGTTGCTATGAATTTGATAGAAAGCAATCCTACAGGGCCAAATGCTGCAATGAGATTAAAAAGAGCAAGAGAAGTAACTGCACAGTTTGCAAAAGAACTTGCTGCATTTGAAAAAATGTTTGCAATAAAGCCTGCAGGTGGAGGTGTAACTCCAAATCCTTATGTAGATCCAGACGATTCCTCTGGTGGTAAGAAGTTAACTGCTGAAGAACAATATCTTAAACTTTTAGAAAAAGAAATTAATATACTAGAAGCAAAGCGTAATGCACAAAAAACAGCAAACGAAGAAGTTCAAAGACAAATTGACTTACAGATGAAACTTCAAGATCTTGCTAGCCAGTCAGTTCAAGCTAAAATTTCTGGTAACTATATACAGGCAGCAATGCTTGGTCAAGAGTCACAAAATGTACAAATGGAATTTAACAAGGAAACAGAGATAAGAAGGAAAGATGCTGTAATTGACGCATTGAGAGCAAGATCTACTGAAATTAAGGATGGGTCTAAGCTAACCAGTGCTGAGAAGGCAAAACTCTCTAAGAAGGCCAATGGAGGGCTTATAAAGGGTCCTGGCACAGGTCGCTCTGACTCAATTAAAGCAACAATGGGATATGCAGGTGGTGGATCAATCCGTGTTTCAAATGGAGAGTTTATTGTAAAGGCTTCATCCGTTAAAGATTATGGTGTAAATGCTATGAATGCCATAAACAATGGTACTGCAGATATCACTACAAATTCTGGCGGTACCGTGTATAATATAAATATGCCTATAACAAGTAATGCTGCAAGTCCAGAAGGAGTTGCAAACGAAGTTATTAGACGACTCAAGGTTGAAATTAATAAGAATAATAAGAGCAATAAGGTTGAAATCTAATGGCATACTTACTTGAGTCTGGAATCCAAATATCTTTAACAGGTGCCAATGGAACATGGCAAAAACTAACAGACCACAATAGAAGTCCAATACAGGTCTCACCAGAACTTATTGAAAGCCAATCAAGAATGGCTAACGGCAAGATGAGGAAATATGTTATTGCTCAAAAGAACAACATTTCTGTTTCATGGAAATATGTCCCATCAAAGCAGACTCAGTGTGTTGATGGTTTTTATAGTGCTGCTTGGCTTGAATCTTTTTATAAGTCTAATGCAGGTTTGCCAATCTTCCTTAAAGTTGTATCTTCAGAACTTGATCCAGACCCATCTTTTGGAGCACTTCCATCTGGAACTTTTGCTACAGCACAAACTGGATTTAAAATTTATAACGTATTTATGAATGATTTTTCTAAAACAATTATTAATAGAACACAGATTTCAGACTATGTTGATATGAATATTGAATTTACGGAGATATAATGCTCAGTAGTGTTAGCTCTTCTGTATTTACTGACTCAGATTCAATTAAATTAATACCAGTAGTTTCTGCTGAGTGGAATCATAACCTATTTAATCAACCATATATAACCACAGCAGGTACTGGAACAAAAATATCTGGTACTCTAACTTCTGGAACTGTTG